CGGTGCCCAAGTTATTAAGGATAGGATATTCACGAGTAGACCCAGCATACGCCTGACCTCCGATGAGGTTAACAGGCTTTAACCCGTATGGGGCATCTATCGTTGGATATGCCATAATACTTTCCTCAAAGTATAATTTTCAGTTACGCCCCTTTACCGAAAGTAACTTTGGTTTTACGATCATTAAAAAGAGGCATTCGTGGATCGTTTTCGCGCATGAGGTTGTTGTCCACGGACTCCATCTGAGACTTAGCTTGCAAATCGTAGTAATCTGTACGTTCTTCAACCAATTCTGACGGAGCCTTACAAAGCATTAACCCACCAATTACTATATTATCTTTAAAGCGTTCCTGCTCTACGGTAACCATAGTAATTTCGGGATGATCCGTTGCTTTAACAGGTTCCCAACCTTCACGTAATTTAGAAGAAACATTAGGGGCATCAACATTACCCTGTGTACTTACTCGTATCCAGCGAAATGCATAGCCCGGCTCTTCATTAGGTGAAGGCAAAACTTCTGGCCTACTCCAAGCCTGTTTACGGGCCGTTTTCTCACGGGTTGTGTTTTCACGGTCAATTCTGTTTTTAGCCATTTTGTTTACCTCTTAATGCAGCCTCATGTCTGGCGTATTCTTCCAAGGGTATTCCTAATTTCTTAGCTATAGCCACTTGGGTTTTCTTTAACGTCACTTTATTTGGAGACGTACTTCTTGTAGCTGGCGCGACAACATTTGATTGTCGTTTGGGTTTTACTTCTTCTCCTCCAAATTCTTCTGGAAAAAACTTACGCATACGAGAATTTATAGTCTCGTAGTATTCATCACTGCTGATTACAACACCATCAGCTTTTAATTTTTCATGTAATCCATTAGCATAACCCGTCATTTCAGGGTTTGTATTATACCAAGGATTTTGTTTAACCCACTCCAGAGCTTTAGTATCTACTTGCGGCTGGACAGGCTGTTCTGTAGTGGTTTGTACAGGATCTTTTTCGCTTTGTAAAGGCTCTGGCCTAAAATTAGCTAGTTTTTCAGACTTTATCTTAGCATTAGTTAATTTTTCCTGCGCTTCAAGAACTTTATCCGAATCTCCGGCTTCGTAAGCTCTTTTATAAGCTCGTTTAGCAGCGGCAGTTTCGTTTTCAATAGCTTTCTTAGCTTGTGCTATTAAAAGCTCCTTATTACTATCTACGGAAGTCTTTAACTGTTTATTTTCTTCTACCAGTCTTCTAGCAAGCTCTTCAAGTTCCTGTTGTTCTCTCAGGGCTTGTTCTTTAGCTCGTCTTTCATCATGGTAGCCTTTACTGAAGTGTTTAATTCGGTTACGTACTTTTTCAGAGTAATCTTCCAACTCTTCATCTGTAACCTCAGTCGGAGGCTCAGAAGGCTTACGGTTACGGTCAGCTTCAGGTACATCATCCACAATTTCGATTTCAAGTTCATTATTACTCTCCTTCTTAACGTTAGAGGGTTTTTCAACTTTCTGTTCGTTTGTAGGTTCAATTTCTACTTCTACTTCTTCCCCTTTATCAGGATCAGGGAATTCATACTCAACTTTTTGAAACGCCATTTTTATGCTCCTTACACTCGTGTTACACCGCGAGGATCGGCTACAACTGCTTCGATTGAATCGTCATTCATTAGACGATATTCTTTACCACGTACTTTAAACCTTGTACCTGTATTCATGCGGAACATTACATAGTCCCCCTGTTTACACCAAGGCCCACTAGGGAAACGATCTTTGTCAGAATAGGCTTCTTCACCCACATCTAACACAAGACCAATAGTAGACATCACGGTATCCAGATGTATTTCTTTACTAGATTTAATAATGCCACTATCACCGAATGTTTCTTCAACATCAGGCATAGCCACTAAGACTCTGTATCCCACAGGTATTGGTAGTTCAAGATCTAAGTCGTCATCTATTAACGGTTTTTGCATTGGTTCAGTCATCATCATCATCTTCCAAGAAATTGCGCGAAAGGTCATTAACATGGTTTAAACAGGCATTCAGACCTCGGATCATGCCTGTTATTTCTTTATACTGAGGAAAGTCTTTTGCTCCCCCACTACTTAGAAATTCTGATGCAGAAGATTTATCTTCTTCGATTTTATCTCGTAACACGTCAAAGACGGTTTTAGCCACTAACTACCTCCTTGCTTACCTCTCGTTACTATGTTCGCTGCTTCAATATCTAATTTCGTATTGTCGCGTCTACGGTCTTGCGCTAATTTGATGCCGTCTTTTTTAGCTTCCAACATCATCTCGTCTTCATCTAACTTTAATCGTGCAGCATCAAGCTGTGTATCTGCCTGAGTTTTCTGGGCTTTCAACTGTAGTTCAGCCTGTTTAATTTTTGCGTCAGTCTGGTCTTTCTGTGCTTTACGTTGCACTTCAGCCTGTTTAATCTGCATATCAGCTTTCTGTAACTGAACAACAGGGTCTTGAGCTTTAGCCATAGCCTGTTTCTGTGCCGCTTCTTTCTGGTTAAGATCTTTAAGTTGTACAGATGCTTCTGCAACCAGTTTAGCTATATCTGCGGCAAGTAAATCAGGTAGCTCCTCATCAGGCAGTGGTAAAGTTGCACCTATCTGTCTCTCTATATCATTTCGATACTTGAACGCTAGGTGTTCTGCTATGTGTGCTTGCAAAGAAGCCATGATCTGTTTGGCTCTTGGATTTTGTTGTAACAAAGTTCCTACTATAGGATCTTGTGTAAACGCTACATGAGAGGCTATGTGAGCATCATGGTCTTGTTGGATAAACGCTTTCATGGGTTTGCTCATAACAGCGTTCATATTTTCGCTTACCGGATCTACAGGTTTTAGATCATCTTCTACAGGTATTAGCTTTTCAGCATTCTTAATACCTAAAACCTCAATCATCTGACGGTGTAGTTGCGGTAGGTTATAAATTTGTGGAGCTTGTTGAGCCATTTGCAAAACAGCCTGATACTGCACAACTCTCTGTGCCATAGTCGAACTGTTCGGGTCGCTAACAGGAATGACATCGGTAGACATGTAGTCTGCCATTTTTGCGCTCATTTCCCCGTTTTGCGGATTGTAATCGTAGTCTTCGGAATAATCCGATATTATCTTTTTGAGTAACTTAAACTCCTGCTTCATAGCGTAATGTACACGGGCCTGTACCGCTGCCATTGGCTTCAGAGTTCTTTCAAGTAAAGCAAGCGTTGTACCTACAGGTGCATTAGCCGACATGTCCGAAACATTAATATCACTAATCGCACCAAGCCTACGGCCTTCAGTAGTTATCTGGTTAAGAAGTGCAAGGAGTGTCTGACTTGGTTCCTTGTATGGCAGGGGCATAATGTTCTCACGTATGCTTCCTGACGGTACATCCACATCTTTAAATTCTCCCGGCTCTATGGGTTCGTCATCACCTTTGATCCGTAACCCACGAGACTTCAGACCCCCCGGAAGGTTAGCCAATGTCCCAGCATCTACAAGCTGCCTTATAAGGGATGTACCTGCTTTAGCGTACCCCCCTATAATGTGAATCAACCCAAGACCATAGAAGCCAAATCCGGGCACATATGAGTAATGTACAAAGTGTTGACGTTTTAACATCAACGGATCATCAGGATTCCAGTTACGTCTTATGGCTAATATTTCACCGCTACCACGCTCAAGAGTGACAACGTAAGGTTTTGCTATCTCTTCTTCGTCATCATCAATGCTTTCAATAAACAGGTTCAAATGCGCTTCATATAATGAATACCTGTCATCATCTGTTATAGAGTATCCGCTATCTTCAGCTTTCTTTTCTTCAATATCACTGTGGTAAGGAGAAGGGTCACCAAGGTCTACATCTCTGTAAAAACCCATTACCTGTAATCTGCGAAGTTCATTCTTTGTCTTTCGCATGACGTGGGTAACACGTTCTGCAAACTCTATTGTTGAAGCACCGTAAGGAACAATGACATCTTCTGCCGGAATGTATATAGCAACCTGCCTACCGATATTTTCATCCATGTAGACTTTTTTAAATGCAGAACCTGCTAACCCAAGGCTATATAGCATCCGTTCGTGTTCGGGACGATACTCCACCATTCTTTCGGTCAACTGATAATTCATATCAGACCGCACCCGTTCGGCTGCTTCTACTTTGTCAGGTGTTTCTTTACCCAGCACCTTAACCCTGACAGGACCGCCCGCTGGGAAAGTTTCACTCATTGTCTCTGCTTGGAACCGTATAGCCGCTTCAGCTAAAACAGTTGAGTGTACTCCACAGGCTCCCTCCCAAGGGGTGGTACGTTCTTCATAATTAAAACCAAGAATATCGAGTCCCTTGGCAAACGTCTCAGCCCACTCTTTCCGGCTATCCACATCTGCCTCTACCAGACCCACAACTTCATCTGAGATCTTTCCTAATTCGGAATCATCAAGTATTGTTGCGATATTACCGTCAAATGAAATCTCCCCCATAGAAGGGGCATCAGGTATTAGAGTTATCTCTACACTCCCGTCATCCAGAGTTACCATCTCAGGATTTACAATCTCTATCTCCAGTTCTTGTACTTCTTCTTCAAGAGCCGCCTCGTCTATGCCTTGGGGGGCAACGGTTATACCTTTATCAATAGCCATACATCACCTCAGTAATACCCACTCGCTTTACGCTTGAAATATCTCATGTCTTCCGGCTCATCACTTGGCAGACGAATAAACCCGCCCTGCCTAAACCTCATTAACGCCATGACCGTCGAGTCAACGAGGTCATCATTGCTCATAAACGGAAACCCTGCTATCTCTTCAACAACTTCTTCAGCCCACCGTGTCGGTGGAACCCAACACAACCCAGAAGCTACAATATCAGATACAGAATTTAATCGCGCCAGTTTATCACCTGATCCTCTATGGGGGGTGTATTCTGACACAGGCAAGCCCATCCTACGCATTTCCTGATACAGTGCAACCCCAGAATTTTTCTTTTCTACAATAAACGAGTCCGGTTCCCAAAATTTATACTCTTCCAATGCCAGTTCTTTAAGTTCTGGAAACTCCATTCGCTGTTTTATACTATTAAGAAGAATTATGTTATAGTCGTTCGTTTCCTCGTTAAGAAATACACCCCACGTAGTCAATGCCGTGTAGTCAGCACGATTGTGTTTTTCTGCCGCAGCATCCAATGACATGATAACATACTCGCACTGAGGCGGATCGTCAGCCATCCACATGTTCCACCACTCCCGTTTTACAAGTGCGGCTTCTTCTGCCGTGGGTTCCTGCTGGTATTGTGCGTTCCACTGGAATGTAGGCATGGATGCTTTGGTACGAAGCAGAGCATCAAGATCAAAAAACTCAGGCCACAGGGGTTTTTGTTCTTTTTTCTTAGTTTTCTTGTTAGTAACTTCTAATATGGCAGGGAACTCAACAACTTCAAACTGGTCAGCACGTTCATTTTGTGCCATATCTTTAATTACACGTCCTGTCAGGTCATCCATATGCCAACGTGTCTGGATTATTGCCACACGACCCTGCGGCATCAAACGTGTTCGTGCTCCGAACGTGTACCACTCATAGGCTTTGGAGAACACTTCAAAGTTACCGTTAATTACATCCTGTTCCGAATTC